TGTTGCTGCTAGGTTTAGCGCAGTCTTTCAATTCTGTCCAGGACAGGAAGAGGTTGTTGAAGCACATGCAGTAGGACAAGAAAAAAACAGGAGACCATTCCCTTATGAGCCAAAATGAGATCTATCTAGGTAATCCTAACCTAAAGAGGGCTAACGTAGCACAGAGCTTCACCGATGATCAGGTGGCAGAGTTTATCAAGTGCTCCAAGGATCCTGTCTACTTCATTAAAAACTACATCCAAATCATCTCGCTGGATCGTGGTCTGATTCCATTTGAATTGTACGACTTCCAGGAGTCGATGGTAGAAAGATTTCATGCAAATAGATTTAATATAGCAAAACTACCACGACAGTCAGGTAAATCAACTGTTGTTACTGCGTATCTGCTTTGGTATATTATCTTTAACGACAATGTTAACGTGGCAATCCTTGCTAACAAGGCAGCTACGGCAAGAGAGATGTTACAACGTTTGCAACTATCTTATGAAAACCTCCCAAACTGGCTCCAACAAGGTGTCGTCAACTGGAATAGGGGCAGTCTCGAATTGGAAAACGGAAGCAAGATTATGGCTGCTTCTACTTCAGCTTCTGCCGTCCGTGGTATGTCTTTTAACATCATATTTCTGGATGAATTCGCCTTTATACCAACGCATATTGCTGACGAGTTTTTTAGTTCTGTCTATCCTACTATTTCTTCTGGTAAGTCTACCAAAGTAATCATCATCTCCACGCCCAAGGGGATGAATATGTTTTACAAACTCTGGCATGATGCAGAGAAGGGCAAGAATGAATACACTACTACAGAAGTCCACTGGTCTGAGGTGCCTGGTAGGGATGCTGCATGGAAAGAGCAGACCATTCGTAACACATCTGAAGAGCAGTTTAACCAGGAATTTGAATGTGAATTCTTGGGTTCGGTTAACACTCTCATTACATCATCCAAACTAAAAACTTTGGTATACGATGATCCTGTGAAGTCCAATCAAGGACTAGATGTGTATGAAGAGCCTAAACCTGAACATACCTATGTATGCACGGTGGACGTTGCTCGTGGTATAACTAAAGATTACTCAGCATTCTGTGTCTTTGATACCACTACGATCCCATATAAGTTAGTAGCGAAGTATAGAAACAATAAAATCAAACCATTACTCTTCCCCAATATTATTCATCAGGTAGTCACGAGTTACAATCATGCCTATACCTTGATTGAAGTTAATGATATCGGTGGACAGGTAGCAGATATTATGCAGTTTGATCTAGAGTATGACAACCTCCTGATGTCATCCATGCGTGGACGTGCTGGGCAGGTTGTAGGACAAGGATTCTCTGGGTCTAAGGTGCAACTAGGTGTCAAGATGTCCACCACAGTCAAGAAGACTGGGTGTGCAAACATGAAACAGTTGATTGAGGATGACAAACTCATCTTTAACGACTATGATATTATTGCTGAGTTAACTACATTCATCCAGAAGGGACAGGCATGGGAAGCCGAAGAAGGATGTAATGATGACCTCTCCATGTGTTTGGTCATATTCTCTTGGTTAGCGACCACAGACTACTTCAGAGAGTTGCATGACAGCGATGTCAGGACGCGAATGTATCTGGAGCAGAAGGAAGCGATTGAAGCAGATATGGCACCGTTTGGTTTTATGGATGATGGTCTTCAAGAAGAAGTAATCGTCGATCCACAAGGGCAGACATGGCATAATGCAGAAAGAGAATCTATTGCTGAGTATGGTGACATGTCTTATATGTGGGATTATCGATGAGTGAATTTATTTCTGATATAGATGAGGAGATGCCCAAGCTTGATAAGCATGGGTTTACAATTAGACCACCAATTAGCGATACTGAGTTAATCATTAGATGTCTCAATAATGCTCCTTGTGGATGCGACAAGAAACAAGTTGAGCGGTTGGTAAAAGAATGGACTTTGAAGACAACCTAGACCTAGAAGAGTTTCTATTTGTAGATAGGCAGTGTCGTAAATGTCTTCGCACCCTGTCACTGGTAGATCATTTCTACAAGACTAGACCTGATAGAGGCAAGAATGTCTCAGCGTATTCTTATACCTGCAAACAGTGTCAGGTAAAGCGTAATGCTGCTAACAGGAAGAAGAAAAAGAAGTGGGTTACTGAGTATCCTGACTGGTGATTTCGTCGTGTTTACCCTCTGAAAAACCACGTTATTCTAAATAGTTTCAGCATCCGACTAGGAATCTAATCAGGAGAATCTAATGGCATCAACACAACTTTCACCAGGGGTTGTTGTACTTGAAAGAGACCTTACCTCAGTAGCCAACGCAACAGTTGATAATGTTGCTGCTATTGTCGGCTCCTTTGAAAAAGGACCCGTTGAGGCAATGACTCAGATCACGAGCGAGCGTGAGCTCCTCTCGGTCTTTGGCAAACCAAACGAGTACAACTACGAATACTGGTTCACTGCAGCACAATTCCTGCTGTATGGCGGCACCGTGAAGGTGGTCCGCGCAATGAATGACTCACTTAAGAACGCAATCGATACTGCACAGTTTATCGTTGCAACTTTTAGCAGCACTGACACGACACTTACTGTCGCTTCAGCAACTGATCTGGACGTTAACGATCTGCTCCTGGTGGACGCAGAATTGCTGACTATCCAAGCAGTTTCTGGTAACGACGTTACCGTGCTTCGTGGTCAACTCGCAACATCTGCTGCATCTCACGCTGCTGCTGCTCCAATCACTTTGATTGAGCCTGCTGGCACATCCTCTACTATTAATGAAGGATCTACCTTCACTGACGCAGACGGCACTCTGACTGTGACCTCTGCATCTACTCTTGGTGGTGGCACGAACTCATACATCAGAGTTGATGATGAGATCATGCAAATCACTGGTGTTTCTGGTGACAACCTTAACGTGACTCGCGGTCTGCTCGGCACTACTGCTGCTGCACACACCGATGGATCTACTGTCTCTCTGCAACTGGTTACAGCACAGAAGACTGAGATCAACGAGACCACTGCAACTGGTATCACTGCTCCCCTCATCAAGAATGATGACGAGTATGAGACCAACGTTGAAAACGCAGCAAACAACTGGAAGTGGGCAGCAAAATCTGCTGGTCTCCACGGTAACTCCATCCGCGTGGTGATGACCGACGCTGGTGCTGATCAGGTGTTGTCTTTGGCACAACCTACTAGCACTGAGTGGCAATTCACTAACGGTGCTGAAGTTGCATACTCTGCTGCTAACATCTACGGTAAGGTTTACAACTACGATACTATCGTAACTGTTGTTGACGACGCTACTCTGATTGGATCCTTCGAGAAGGACAACTACATCACTGCTGTTAGTGGTGGTGTTACTGGTCGCGTTGTTGCTTACGATCCTGAGACTCGTAAACTTGAAATCGCTATCGATTCTTCCTCCGCTGACGTGCTGGAAGTTGGTGATACCATTTCCGAGCTGGCAAACAACAGCAACAGTCCTGGTAGTGCAACTGGCGACGCTGCTACTGTTGAGGCAATCCGTAGAGAGTTGAGAGTTTCTCTCAATCCTGGATCTCCTATCTTCCAAGCAAACCAGAATGTCTCTGACGCAAACGCCGCTTCTGTGTTGATCGCAGCAGTGGAGAATGACTACGACACCCGCCTTTATGGGGTGAATCAGAGATGGTCCAACATCGCTCCTCGTCCTACTACATCCGCATGGGTGGAAGACAGAGGCGGTTACAATGACCTGATGCACATCCTGGTCCTTGACGGTGACGGCAAACTGACTGGTACTCCTGGCGCTCTCCTTGAGAAGCACCTCAACGTATCTAAGGCAACTGACGCCAAGTCTCCTCAGGGTGATAACATCTACTACAAGAATGTTGTTAAGCAATTCTCGCAATTCCTGTATTGGGGATCGCATGAAGTTAACAACATCTATGATCGCGACACTAACACTTCTGGTAGTTTCGGTCTTAGTGGTGTTAACAGAGAGTTTGACCTGATTAAGTCTGACAACTCCCTCAACAACCTTGATGACCCAACTGGTCTCAACCCCCTCGCTGTGCCTCTGGTTGGCACAAAGGGTCGCGCAACACTGCGCTACTCTCTCCAAGGTGGCGTTGATGGTTATACCATCTCACGTCCTAACATCTTGGGTGCATACACACTCTTCAATGACGCAGAGACTGTCCAGATTGACTACATCTTGATGGGTCCTGGCATGAATAGTCTCAATGATACTGTTGCTAAGGCACAGCACATCATCGGCATTGCAGATGCTCGTAAGGATTGTATCGCTTTCATCTCGCCATATAGAGGTGATATTGTCGGACAACCTTCGGTCCCACAAATCGTGTCTCGCACAATCGAGTACTTCGATCAACTCGGATCTTCCTCCTACACTGTCTTCGATAACAACTACAAGTATATCTACGACAAGTATAACGATGTCTATCGCTACATCCCTTGTAACGGTGACATGGCAGGTCTGGTCCTCAGCACGACTCTTAATCAAGAGCCTTGGTTCTCACCCGCTGGTTTCAACCGTGGTAACTTGAGAAACAGCATCAAACTTGCTTACTCTCCTCTGAAGGATCATAGAGATCTTCTCTATGCAGCAAGAGTTAACCCTATCGTCGCATTCCCTGGTCAGGGTATGGTCCTCTTCGGAGATAAGACTGCACTGGGTTATCAGTCTGCTTTCGACAGAATCAACGTCCGCCGTCTCTTCCTCGTTATCGAAGAAGCGATTAGCAACGCTGCTAAGACTCAACTCTTTGAATTGAATGATGAGTTTACTCGCCAACAATTCAAGAACATCGTTGAGCCTTATCTGAGATCTGTCCAATCACGTCGTGGTATTGTTGACTTCCTGGTTGTCTGTGATGGCACCAACAACCCTGCGGAAGCAATCGACCGTGGTGAATTCTACGCTGAGATCTTTGTGAAACCCACAAGATCCATCAACTTCATCACCTTGACCTTCACGGCAACAAGGACTGGCGCAAGCTTCACCGAGCTCGTCTCCTGATCATCTAACCATCTAACCCCCATTACATAAACATCGGAGTACTTCACCAAAATGGCTGACAAATACCCAGGGCAGACAGAAGGCAAGATGGTCAATGCACCAATCCTTGACTTCAGAAACAGAATCGGGGACCTAGCCCGCCCCAACCTTTTCCAAGTGGAAATTGGTTTCCCAGGCATCGTCGATGAGGGCACGCCCGCATCGGGTGCCACACCTGGATCTCAAGAAAAGCGTCAGCAGGAAACTGCTGGTGCTTCCCAGGCAGGATCATCTGCCTCATCTGGATCTCTCGCAACCTTCCTTGTGAAGGCAGCAAACATTCCTGCTTCTACAGTGGGTGTGATCGAGGTTCCTTACAGAGGTAGGACACTCAAGATCGCTGGCGACAGAACCTTTGAGCCTTGGACAGTTACTGTCCTTAACGACAAAGGATTTGCACTGCGCTCTAAGTTTGAAGAGTGGTC